TTTGTTCCCGAAAGTTCGTCTGGACATTTACCTATTAATTTGGACAAATTCGTTTGTTTCGTCTGAGTTATGTAGTTTTCGGAGTGTATCTGGAGCCAATCTGCTGGTATTCTCTGAATAACCTGACCTCCTATGATCAAATCTATATATTCAATCAACGCATGACCTATGGATTCTATGTATGTATACGTAGTACCAAACGTGAGAGGTGGAAGTTCGAACTGAACACTAACGTTTTTTATGAGATCACCACAATTGTTAGGAATCGTACATCTTAAAGTACTTCCATATTCTAGGTTTCCATCTAATTCATGGTTTACTTCATATTTCGCGAAGTTTGTATGTTTCCTGAAATTTTTTACGAAGTGCGTGTACTCTGGATCGTCCGTGAAGAATATATCCTGAGTACCCTTCGTGGCGAGTTGTAATCGTCCCGCCATTCCTAATACTATACGTTAAAATTTTAAGCCTGCTAAACCACTTTCTACGTGAAGTATATTGTAATTTAATGCATATACTGAAACATCTATGTCACGTGTAGTTGATGTTTCTTCCAATTCTATATCAATTTTTTTATGTATTATACGACTCATGTTTAATTGTCCCGTGGGGTAATACATCTCGGGTTGGAGAGAAAAGGAGTACGTATAAAATTCATACGCGGGGTCTGGGCATCCTGTATGGTGTCGAAGAGATTGTTCATACGCCAGATATTGTCCACTTTGATCGAAAATAGTTTCACCGTTACATGCGAATTTTACATTTTTTATTAATCTGTGATCGGAACGTTTACCTGGTAAAAGTGTCGTGAATTCTTGGTCGGATGATGAGATGTTAAGTAGACGATCTTCAGTACCTCCCGAAGTGGCCGTGATGTCGTGAATCTTGGCACCCACCGACCCCGATCCGGTCACTATGATAGCATCGCCTCCGAGTGGTGACATCTTAACTGGAGAGTACGTGTACGCGAGGCTCGTTTCCAATGTCCACTGGACGTTTCCATCAACTACCGATTTGCTGTATAACTTAAATGTATTAGAACTGGAATCATTCCAAAATACGAAGTTGCCATTCCTTGAGATCTCTACCATGCTAGAAGCGGAAGTGGTATACCAAGGGACTTGTGTTCCTGCCGCGCCATCGTAGACATAGTTTGTTTGATTCCACACCTTAGATCCCAAAGTTTCCAAAGATACCAAATTCGCACCATCACTCGATAGTGAATGATACCTTTCACTATATTGAGTATCAGCGTGGCGCTTGGTATACGTAGACGCCGAGCCGGTCGTCGCGTGTATAACGGTTTTGGTCGCATCTTCCAAACCCAGGATTTCACCGTTTGTCGAATGAGAGATTCTGGATATGGCCGTGTTTACAGTGATATCGGGGCGATACTGTGACCAACTACTACCACTGTATTCCCATGATGAAACTGCTGGTGTAGTGGGTGCAGAGAGTGAGTACACGCGCACGTGCCCGGCCGAAATGCCATTTTCGTCGTTGAAAGGACTGCTGATCGCCACGCGCGTGCCGTCTGAGGACATAGATAGCGAGTATCCGGACAAGTCGTCCAAAGCCTCGCCGTCGATATCTGGCCCTATTTGCTCCCACGCAGGAGTGACGCTGTTGTAGACGTACACCCGAACGTGGCCGGCGTTATCGCCGGTGCTAGGGTCGTTGTAGGGAGCGCCGATCGCCAAATGTGTGCCATCCGATGATAGAGATACCGCGTTTCCGAATTGGTCACCCCCAGACTCGCCGTCGATATCTTGGCCCACCTGGCTCCAAGATACATTGTCCCAATCATACACACGCACGTGGCCGGCGTTATTACCGGTGCTAGGGTCGTTGTAGGGAGCGCCGATCGCCACCCGCGTACCGTCTCCTGATATAGATACTGACCACCCGGACAAGTCGTCTCGCGCCTCGCCATCGATATCGCCACCCAACTGGCTCCACGCCCCGCTGCTCTCTGAGTACACACGCACATGGCCGATGCCGACGCCGGCACCATTATTGGTGGGGTTGTTAATATATGCACCGATCGCCACCCGCGTGCCATCCGATGATAGAGATACTGATCGCCCGGACCGGTCTCCATAACCCTCGCCGTCGATATCATTTCCAATTTTATTCCAACCATAAGTAGCATCGTATTCATAGACCCGCACGTGGCCGGCGTTGAAGGCGGTGCCGTCGTTAAACAAAGCGCCGATCGCCACCCGCGTGCCGTCTGAGGACATAGATACCGAGTACCCAGACTGGTCGCCCACAGCCTCGCCATCAATATCGCCACCCACCTGGCTCCAAGATACATTGTCCCATTCGTACACGCGCACATGGCCGACTCTGTCGCCGGCAGCAGTATTGGTGGGGTTATTAAATTGTGCACCGATCGCAACGCGCGTGCCGTCAGGGGATATAGACACTGAATTGCCAAAGTAGTCTTCCACACCCTCGCCGTTAATATCTGCGCCAAGCTGGCTCCAAGATACATTGTCCCATTCGTACACCCGAACCTTACCGGTCCCGCCGGGGATGCCGCCGCTCTGGGGGGGCATTATGGCGCCGACCGCCATGCGCGTGCCGTCTGAGGACATAGATACCGAGTACCCAGACTGGTCGGCCGCAGATTGGCCATCGATGTCGGCACCCAACTGGGTCCAATTGGCCGGCGACGCCAGAGACCCGAAAACCTTAGTACCGTCGCCGGTCAGGCAACTTCCGGTTATGGCAGTAAAGGGTGCTGTTATATCCGAACCGATCTGCGTCCAAACGCCCGATTGTTTCTCCACGATTATCATCTTCGTGGACGATTGTAGGGCAACCCGAGTACCATCATCCGAAACGCCTAGGACCCGTCCTAAATATTCGCTTGAAGAGGACCCCGTGTACGTCGCCGAGGCGGTGGAAGGCCAGTTTCCACTCGAATCTTTTTCGTAAATGTTCACCTCTCCCGTCGAGCTGTTGTCATATGTCACAGCGACTAACCCGTTATTCGAAATTACAGACCCTCCCTGGGCGTTGATGGTCGCGACAGGTTGTGAAATTGCGTACACAGGTTCAGATACGTTGGTTATACCAGTTTTTTCCTTCGCCGAGAAGAATAATTCTTTCACGGGGTGTTTAAATTTCAAAAGAGCCGATTTTTTTGATTCGTTTGGCTTGTACAGTAATTTAGACATTTGTAACTGTGATATTATGTATTCCATCGGACGTGTGAGTAAAAAGTTTCTTTCATCTTCAGCGACGAAATAGAAATCAGTAATGAGTGAAACATTGTCGATAGATCCTTCGGTTGTTTTATCTCTCTTAGTCACCGACCCATCTATGGTATATTTGAAAGTTACATCATCATTTACATCTTTGAACGTGACACGTACTTCAACGAGTTGTTTGGTGATTGCACAGACGGGTACTGCCAAGCTAGGATTTCTAAAAAAGTAAAATGGAATATTTACGTAAAATGTGTTATATGAATCCGATACTTGCAGATGTTCGCCGTGTCCAGATAAGAAATAAAGAGATTGGTTTACATCATCTTTATTGTTATATAACTGATTATACATATAAATATAATCACCAGTGAGACGCTCTATAATTTGCCCTCCAATTACGAGGTCGACGTGTTTTATGATACTCAAGGCCGCTGGAGTGTTGTATCTATATTTTTCAGTAGATGTGTCGGTCGACAAATTACCTAATTTAATTTTTAACATCGTACTACGTATGAGATCCCCTACGTTTTGCGGAATTTTACACTCAACGGAGCTTGAGAAATCACATTTACCGTCGAAAGGCATCTCAACGGCTTCTGTAGAAAACCGTGTATGTCTCTTATGGTTCGTAACGAAATACGAAATCTCAGGAGCACCTGTGAGCCACTGGTCCTGGGTTCCTGTTATGGCGATTTGAAGTTTACCTGCCATTCTTACTAGATGTGAGTAAAATTTTATGAAATAAAACGGGGCGGTATTATAGATGGATCTACGATTACGTAAATTTAATCCAGCCACCATGGCGGATGATAAAGTATGTGTTTTTGTTGGTAAGCGTAATACTGGTAAATCTACACTCGTCACCGACATTTTATGGCACAAGAAACATTTACCAGCTGGAATAGTTTTGTCTGCGACTGAAGAAGGTAATCACTATTATCAACAATATGTTCCAGATCTTTTCATTTACGGAGATTATGACAGGGATGCCATAGAACGTGTTATGGAAAGACAGAGGAAACTCGTGGGAGCGGGCAAATCGAATTGTGGTGCATTCTTATTATTGGACGATTGTATGTATGATAACAAATTCATGCGCGATACATGTATCAGGCAGTGTTTTATGAATGGTCGACACTGGAAAATATTCTTCATGTTGACGATGCAGTATTGTATGGACCTTCCACCAGCACTTCGCGCTAATGTGGATTATGTGTTTATTCTCAGGGAGAACATCATTCAGAATAGAGAGAAGCTTTACAAATCCTTTTTTG